TGTGCTATGAGTAGAATCCCAACCTACATACTTAGTAGCATCATCTACATAGTATTTACTTCTAATGTTATTTGTACCCTCACCTGCATACAATATATATGCTATTTCGTGGTCATTTGTAGAACTCGATAATTGTATTGCTTTGTCAGGAGTAGTTGTAAAACCTGCTGCAACATCATCTCCAACGTGTAATAAATGGTTAGGACTTGTATTGCCTATACCTACTTTACCACTAGAGTCTATATTTAAATTTCCTGCGTGTGTTGTGTTATTAGCACCTAATGATAAAGTTGAGTTATTTGATACTATATGATTAGTAGTATCATCATCTTGTATTTGTATTCTTGCTGTACTATCTGAACTTTTAAATATTGCTACTGTATCAGATGTACTTGAATCAACGTGTAATTTTACTGAAGGACTTGTAGTACCTATTCCAACATTACCTTGATAATCTACTCTCATTCTTTCTGCTGTATTATCTTCTGCATCAGTATCAGATGTACCTGCACTTGTATAAACAACAAATGCTCCACTACCTTCTTTACTTAAAGAATCAGCATCTGAATTTTGACCTACTGCTGCACCTATCTTAACTTGTGGATAGTTATTAGCATTTGCATCAGTCATAGTAAAATCTATTAATACTTTTTCAGTACCTAAATCGCCTGAAGCTAAATCGCCTTGTATAGTCATTAAACTATTATCAGCATTGTTAGACATTTCTTTATGTAAATGCAATAATGTTGAAGGACTTGCAGTGCCTATACCAACATTACCACCACTAAGAATATTTAAATGGTCTAAATTACCACCACCACCTAAACCTAAAGTTCCTCCATCATCTGTAACTCCACCTCTTGCTTTTATAGAACCTGTAAAATATGCTCCATTAGAGTGTTGTGCAAAAAAGTAACCTCCTGTTACACTTACTACACCATCATTTCTTACATAAAATAAACTATCATCATTTGAATCTTTTACAAATAGTCCATATCCTGTGTTACTTGTTCCTTCTCCTATAATTTCTAATCTTGAATCAGGATTTGTAACTCCTATACCTACCTTACCATCATCTTGTATTCTCATTAAGTTTTTAATAGTACCACCACTATTTGCTCTAAATTGAACAAAGTTATTAGAATCATCTGCATCATCATCAACAGTAATATATAAATGCCCATCAGATTCTATTTCGTGATTCATACTTGTATCATCACCTCTAAATATTAATTTAGATTCAGGAGAGTTTATTGTTAAATCGCCTGTAAGTGTACCACCTGATAAGTTTAATTTAGTTGCTATACTATTAGTAACTGTAGTAGCAAAACTAGCATCATCGCCAAGTGCAGCAGCAAGTTCGTTAAGTGTATCTAGTGCAGCAGGAGCAGAGTCTATTAAAGCATCTACTTTAGCCTGTGCTAATGTATTGACTTCATCATTGAAGTCGTAAATTAAATCGTGTGAAAGTTTGGTTTTTAATGTGCCTGTAATGTCTAAGTCGCCATTGACTTTAATTTGACCATTATCAGAACCATCAGGTAAAGGTGAGGAAATTTCTAATATAGAAGCCTCCCCACCAATTTTTAAAGGTTGTAAATCATTAGACAAAGGATAGCCGTCACCTAAAGTGACTTCATTGACTAAACTTCCTTCCTTTGTCTTAGCATATGGCATTAATCTACTCGTAACCCCTTAATGAATCCTCTTACAGCTGAACCTACAAAGTTATCTAGTAAATCTACAAACCAAGGCTCTATAGTCTTATTCCATATACCTTTTGTAAATTTCCACTTAGATAACCCCAAAGTCATAACTTTACCTGCTGAGTAGCATATTGACTCCACCCAACCACAAATCTCTTTATTTGGTACTTTTTTAAGGATATATAGTGCTATTCCACCACCAGTACCACCCATTAATAATCCTGAATTACTCATTAAAAAATCTAACATATTGTTTCTCCTATTTATATTTTATTATTATTGGTCTAATTTTATTCCACAACTTATTATCTTTTTTAGACTTAGTTGTTTTTACTATTAAATCACCAATCATTAACAATACAAAAACTCCACCTTTTTTGGCTATCCATCTTGCTAAAAAGACTTTAATCATTTCTTATTTCCGTCTATTAGCTCACCCCATAATGAAGTTCTGCCGTTTATTATCTGTATTATGTGAACTGTAAATAGTCCACCTTTAAAAAAATCTACTATCGCAAATCCGTGTGCCCAGTTAATTGGTCTACCACCAAGCCAAGAATTTGCTTCATCTTTCATATCTTTTAAACATCCGATACTCCAAGCAGACTTAGGACCGTCTTTATGGGTAACAGACATCTGTTGGAGGTCGTGCCAATGTCCATACATAATATTACAACCAAGTTTACGCAAATGGTTGGAAGTATGGTATTGACCTCCATATAAATGTCCGTGATATAGGTATAATTTACCTAATTTTAAGTGTTTTCCAAAGGGAATATATTTATATCCTCGACCTTGCAAATTAACTGCATTAGCGAATTTATACTGTGGAATATAAGGATATTTTTCTACAGCAAAGTTTAACCAATTATCGTGGTTACCTTCTGTAATATATCTCTCGTGACAATTCGCTTTATCTAGCGATTCATCAACTTGGTCCATACCAGCGTTAACATCTTTTACATCTCTATCGAAATCTTCTATAAGGTATTCTAGTGGTGGAGCTTTTTTTCTTTTCCATTTCCAAGCACTAAATGAGTGCCATTCCCCGACATCACCTAAATCTACATACGCATCAGGCTTAACTATCTCTATAGTCTTTTTTAGGCAGTTAATCGCTGGTTGGTCGTGTAAAGGAAAATGTTTGTCAGGCGTTACTATTACTCTCTTAACTACGCCTTTGTCCATTTATTTTATCTCACTTTTTATTTGTTTAATACGATATAAAAAATAAGCAATAAGCACTACCATATAACCCATCTCTACAACTGGACCAAATAAATCAATACACTTTACAAAATATCCACTTAAACCAAGCGTACCAACCTTTAGACTGTCAATGTCCAAAATCAACCTCTTTTACCCTATTGCTTAATTCTTTTGCTCTATTAGGCGTTTGTTTTGCCCATAAGCTATCTAACATCTCAACTGACGCTTCTTCAAACTGTCTATCTTGTAAATACGAAACAGTTTTCTTGAACTTAGAAAAACCATTTACGCCTAACTGATAACACATTTCTAAAACAACATCTTTGATTTCTTGTGGCATATAAATAAACCAACTAAACTTTAAATTAACTCTATCTTCTAAATTGTGTAATTTACGTTCAAGAATAATATCACAAATGTCTTTATCTAATTCTAAATCTTTTATTGCAAAGCCGTAGCCTATAGTATCTATACCTAAACTATCTTTGTATACTATACCTACATAACCTTCGTGTTCTTTAATGCTGTCTATTAAACTCATCTATACAAATACAGATACTTTTGTAAAAAACACTAAAGCATTAGCAGCAAAAATTTGGTCTAGTCTTTCTTTTTTAACAATAGTTGATTCTTGCCCTGCTATATAAAATGAACCTCTGACTCCTTCTGTTGCTTCAATTTCTATTGTTACCAAATATTCTGTACCTGCATCTGCTGTATTAGTAACTAAAACATACTCAGCATTAGTTAAATTTGATGCTGCTGCTGAATTTGCTCCTGCTGCTGTTGCTGCACCTATAGGTGTAAATATTTTTTGTGCACTCATTTGTTATCCTTTTTTCTAAATATTTTGTTATAATTTTCTTTATATTGTTTGTCGTAAACAGGTATTCTTAACCAGTCACCTTTACCTGCTCCTCGTAAATCTCCTGTTTTTCTTATTATTCTATTTTGACCTGTAACAGTATTTTCCATTATTTTTTCTTAGATTTTTTAGATGGTTCTATATATGGAGTGCTATCTTTTCTTCCTTGAACTCTAATAGCACCTTGTTTATTAATTAAAAAATTAACTGTTTTTGTATCTGTATCTCTATATTGTTTAATAAAATTATTTTTTGTTTTTAAAAAAATCATATTTCTCCTATTTTATAATGGGGTAGTTGCCCACCCCATTATTTATTACTTATTGATATTATCCAAGATTAACTAAATTTAATCCTCGTAAATCACCAGACTCATCAAGTAACTTCATACCATAAATCATATCTGCAATTACTTTAGTACCAAGATATTCAACTGCATATTGAGATTGAACTCTAACATCTTGTTGTGCTGCAAATACTGCTGCATCTTTTGTGTATACTGCACCAACTGCAAGGTCGTTAGTAGTTGCAACTGGTATTGCTGCTGAAACAAATAAATCCATTCCATAGATTGAACCTACTGAACCTGTTCTTAATCCTGAGCCATCACCTGAAGCATCTTGTCTAATAAAAAATTGAGAAAGTCCTGCTGAAGGATTCATAACATCAGCCATCAATAAATTATTTAAAGCCATAGAACAACCATTAGGGTCTATGTCTGAAGCATATAATGCAGCAAGAATAGCTTCTAATGTAACATCATTCATTGTATTGTTTGCAGAAACATCTGTTCTTGTTTGAAATCCATCTAACTCTGCCCACATATCAGCTTCTACTTGACGAGCAATACTATTTCCCATCATTTCTGCATATTTTGATAATAATTCTGAGCTACTTTGGATTACTGCAAAATCTTCAAATAATTCAGGAACAACATAATGCTTATCGATTAATAAATCAACTTTTCCTGGAGTTGCTGCTGTTGAAAAATCTACAATAGTTGATTTTACTTTTGCTACTGCTGCTTTAAGTGCAATCTTTGGAATATGAACAGTATCTCCTGCTCCTTTTACTAACGCACTATAATCATCAACTGTACTTGCAAGTTTATTTGCTCTTTTGTAGTAATTAAATATTGGTTCTGCCCATAATTCAGGTATAAAATTAGCACCTGTGGTTTTGTCTAAAAAAGCCATTTAAAGCTCCTTTCAAATATACTCTCTATCAACTGCAAATTGCCTTCAAGTAGAGCATTTATTATTTTTTAATTATTTTTTATTTATAGCTGCCTTTACTATATCTCCCCAATTATCTCTTTTTTCATCAGAGCTCATTTTAGTCCAATCACCTATTTTTTTATCAGGTGATTTAACAGTTCCACGAGCTGTTGGTTCATTAGGAGTTTTAGAAGATAGTTCAGATACCATAAATTCTAAGACATCTAAGTCTTTATTTTTAAATTGTTCTCGCTTATCTTCAGGTAACTTTTCTAATAAAACAGTCTTTCTCTTTTCAACTAAACCATTATATTTTTCTTTATATGAATTAAGAGAAGTATTTTCTGCTTCTAGCTTTTCAGCTAAAGTTTTAAATTCTTCTTTTTCTTTTAGTTTATTGTTTTCTTGAGATTCTAATTTTTTATTAAGTTTAGCTAATTGAGTTTCAGCGTCTTGAGCTCTTTTTCTATACTTCTTGCTTTCTGCTATGTGTTCATTTTGAGCCACTTCTTGAACAACATTCTCTGTACCACTATCCACTACTGTTTCATTAGATACTTGATTTTCTTCGGACATACTGCCCTCCTATATGTTGTGTATTTGTAAATGCAAAATACTATATCTTGCATTTCTCCTACTTCGTAAGTTAAATTAGAATGGTAGACTTATGCAAGTTTTAAATGATTACAAACAAAAATGGTTTGACTTTTTAGGGTACGAACCACACGAGGGTCAGAGAAAGTTGCACTTTCCTACTAAAGAATCTGCAAGGTTTTTTGTTATGGTTTGTGGGAGGCGATTTGGAAAGACTACTGCTAGTGCTATGGAAGCAACCTTTTATGCTTCTCAGCCTAATCAACGTATATGGCTTGTAGGTCTTTCGTATGATAAAGCCGATTTGATGTTTAGAGAAGTATGGGAAAAAATGGTAAAAGGACATCAAAGCGATATTATTAAGGCTTCTGAAAAAGAAAGGTATATCAAATTCAAGTGGGGTACAACTGTAGAAGCTAAATCAGCAGACAATCCTGATTCTCTTGTAGGAGAAGGGTTAGATTTGTTAATAGTAGACGAAGCAGCTAAAGTAAGACCTAGAATTTGGGATATGTATTTATCTCCCACTTTATCTGATAGAAAAGGAAAAGGAATATTTATTTCAACTCCAGAAGGGTTTAATTGGTTATATGATTTATTCTTACTTGGAAAAAGTGATGAGCTTTGGGAGTCACATCAAGCTCCATCTTGGGATAATGGTTTTGCTTTTCCTGAAGGTCAAGACGACAGGTTTCTTATTGAAAGAAAGCGTAATATGGCTAAAGAACTATATGACCAAGAGTATGGAGCTCAGTTTACAAGTTTTGAAGGCAGGGTTTATCCTTTTGATAGGAATCTTGATGTTGGTTACTATCCTTATAACCCACATCTTCCTACTTTTTGTAGTATTGATTTTGGGTACAGGATGCCTTCTGTGGGATGGTATCAAACCTACAGAGTAAATGGTGAATGGCATATAAATATGATAGATGAAATAATACACGAAACAAACATTAAAACAGATGAATTAGCACAAAGAATTAAAAATAAACCTTATAATGTAATAAAATATTATGGTGACCCAGCAGGGTTACAAGCACAAGGACAGTCAGGCGTAGGAGATATAGAAATTTTTAGAAAAATGGGTATAGCAGTAAACACAATAACTGATAAAGCATCAAGAAGCATATCAGCAGGTGTAAATCACGTTAGGAGTTTTATAGAAAACGCAAATAGCGAAAGATACCTACATTTAAATAACAATTGTATCGGTATGGCAGAAGATTTAGAAAGTTACAGATACCCAGAAGCACAAGATAGTAAACCGTTAAAACAAGACCCATTAAAAGATGGTTATCACGACCACGGATGTGACCAATTAAGATATTTTTTTATTAATCATTTTCCAATTAAAAACAGACAAATAAAGGTGAGGCAGCGATGATATACGAAGAAACAAACATAATAGAAGAAAGTTTAAAAGAATTAAAGGTTTACAATCATAACCAAAGAGAAAATTATGTTAATAAACTTTTAGACTATTACAATGGTAATAATACTGCAAATTATATAGCATCAAGATTTGATTTGGAAGCGTTTAGAGAAGTTCCTCCTTATGAAGCTAATATAACTAAAAAATTCATAAACAAAATGTCAAGAGTATATACTATTGGTGCAAGTAGAAATGTAAATAAAAAGTATAATAATTTTTCTGTTTTAAAAGATTCAAAAATGAAACATATAGAAAGAATGACAAGATTAATTGGAACAATAGCTACAAGAATTATGTATGTTGATGGAGAAATGCCTTACTTTGATTATCAGCCTATTTATTATTTTCATCCTTTCTTTGGTAATGACCCTTTTAAACCTGTAGCAATTTCATATCCATTAATGAATTATACAGAAGATTCTAGCAATTCTGATAAATGTCAATATATACATTGGAATGAGTTAGAATATGTTATTTTTGATGAAGATGGTACTATTTTAGAACAAAAAGAACACGGATATGGTATTTTACCTTTTACATTTACTCATAGAGAACATCAATGTGATTCTTTTTATGTAGAAGGAGCAAATGATATATGTAATGCTAATGAACACATAAACATTACAATGACAGAGATGCAGTTAGGGTTAAGATTTCAAATGTTTGGACAACCTGTAGTATCAGGAGCAGATTTAGGTAACAGGCAAAGATTTGGGTCTGATGTAATATTAGAGCTACCTGAAACAGCTAATTATGATATTAAATCACCAGCAGGTGATATTGTTAAAGTTATTGAGAATGTTAAGTTCCAAATGGAGCTTGTAGCACAAAATAACCATTTATCTGTACAATTTTCACAAGATGGTGGCGAAACACCTAGTGGTATAGCCTTAAAAATTAAGGATTTAGAGAGTTTTGAAGATTACCAAGACGATTTAGCACTATGGACACGATATGAACACGAAATGTATCAAGTAGAACGTAAAATAGCACAAGCATTAAACATTAATATGCCTGAAGCGTTAAAACTAGACTTTAATGAACCTGAGTACCCAATGACAGTACAAGACCAAATAGCTCTTGACAATCACAGGCTAACATTAGGTTTAATGAGCAAAGCAGAATTAATGGTCGAATACAATAAAGACTTGACTTTAGAAGAAGCAAGTGTTAAATTATTAGAGAATCAGGAACAAGAAAACCCACAGCCTGAAATACAACCAGAAATACAACCAGAAGAAATAGAAGATGGAAATCAAAGTCAATAAATACATATATTTTAACAGTTTAATTAAAAAACTCAATAATAAAGCTACTATAGAGCAGATTACTGATACTGTAAACCAAAAAATAGCATCAGCTTCAAGAAGATTTATTAGAGCAGGGAAAGTAACCCCTTCATTAGCACCAAGCACCATTAAACGTAAAGGACACGATATACCACTAATTAGAACACATAAGTTAGTAAATAGTATAAGAGCTACAAAAAAGGGTATAACTTATGAGGGTTACGGAAATTACCATAGACGTGGTGATGGTGTTGAGAAAAGAGAATTTATAGCTTGGTATACAGATAAAAATGAAAAAAATAAAATTATTAGTAATGTTAAACGTGATTTAAGTAAATTGATTAAAGAAAACTTGAGGAAAAAATAATGAAAGACTCTGAAGCCGAAGCAATAGAAATCCTACTAAGAAACGTAATCAATATGCACGAAAAACTAAATATACTCATAGATTACATAGCTAAAGATATAGAAATAGATAATAAAATAGATAGACAGTTCTATAAAGAAGAAGATATGTTAGTAGAAATAGAAAAAGATACTTATCAACAAATGTGCGATTTAATGGAAGATAATGCGATACCCTTTATGGGCATAGCCTAATGGAGAACAATGGATATACTTACAATATTGGAAGAATTTGGAATACCCGTAGCGATGACGATAGCGTTCGGATTTTTTATATGGAGGCAGAACAAATTCATACAGGAAACTCTGATGACCGAGTTAGACCAAGACTTCAAGAGGTTGGAAGGTATTATTATCAAACTGATAGACCAACAAAAGTTAGTACAAATGGAGCAAAAGAAACTAAACGGAATCTTTAAAGCTCAAGTAGAAATAATCGCAAGACTATCAGGTAACGGACTAAAAGACAAATTTTTAAGAATTATGGAAAAAGGTGGTATGGTAGATGAATAAACAAACAAAAAAACTAACAATAGTAACACCTATGGGTAGTCTTGAAAGTGATTCAGGTAATCATTGTACGGATATTATAACGGTTCTTGGTGTAATCGTGGCGTTTATGTTACTTAAAAAGTTTATAAGTAAATATGTTAAATAGACTCAGCAGCAATAATAGCTTTTTCCCACTCTTTTCTTTGACCCTTAGTAGGTCGTTTAGCACTTAAAGGTTCTATACCTACAGCTTTAGCTCTCTTTTTCCATTGATACCATTCTTTACGCATTACATTACGTTTATTCTTTTTATCTTCTCTATCAATATCTTTTTTAAGTGCAAATCTTTCTTCCGTTTCAGTCTTAGGTGGTTTTCTAACTGGCAACTCTTCTACTACTTCAACATCATCAAATATCTCTACAATCTCAGCATCTTGTATATCATCAGCTTTAAGAAACTTCTCAAAAGGACTATCAATCGTAATGTTGACGTTTTTAACTAATTTACCACTATGCTCTAATACTAATCTAGCAGCTTGTACATTACCGTGTTTAGCTTCTCTTACCATAGAATTAATAACAGCAGGTAACTGGCTACCAAACTCAGTCATATACCTCTCGTATATTTTATCTATAAAGTTTGGGTCTTGTCGCCATTTAGCTACACATATATCAGATACACCCACTTTGGCTGCTACTTCTTTAGCTGTCATAGCAGGATTAAGTGCGAAAAGCTCTATCGCTATTACTTTTTGTGGTTTCCTCTTTGCTAGTGTATTATCCATATACCTTAATTTAGCTGTAAATGGTACTTATTTCCTACTTTTATTATTTTTTGGATGTTTGGTACTAAGTATCTCTATTTTTTGTGTAATGGGACCCCCGCATTCCCCTTTTTTACGCATACGCCTAAGCCCCCCCAAGCAGAAAAGCGAGGCGGGGCGGTTTTTAGTAGTTTTTTAAACTAAGGGGCGGGGCGGTTAAGCCCCAAACCTTAGAATTTTATATAATTAGGCGTTTATAGTTTGCTTTAACGCTTCGCCCACTTTTATTTTAAGACCTTTCTTAGTTACTTTTAGTGTATAGTTACTATTACCTTCAACTACTAGATTTATTCTATCTTCTGTTACTATTATCTCTACTTCTAACGCCTCAGATTCTGAACCATTTAAAACTGTTTTAATATCATTAGCAATATATCTTTTATCTTCATATTTGTAAACGTCTATTTCTTTTAATGATTTTTTTACGTTGCTACTGCCTTTATAAGTCATAGTGTTACAATATTCAGATACGCCCTCTCTAATCCTCACTTTATCATTATTATTAAGTTCCATTTTTACTTCTGTATTTTCTGTGATTTTCTTCATTTTTAAAGCCCCTATTCTATTTTGTTTTATTGTTATTGTTACTTACTATTAAATATAACGCCTTTAAATTCATATATGCAAACATTATTTTCTATTAATGAAAATAAATTATCTTCATTATCCATAAATAACAGTATTAAAACAAGCAACTTGGAGTAATACATCCGCATCCCCTGCATCATAGTTCGCATCTAGCAATTTATTTAATACTTTTCTATACCCGATATTGTTTAAATGATTTAAAGCCCTAACAATAGAGTTTTTATCTATTAAAATCCTACTCTCTTCTGTAACAATTTCTAACATACCACCAAGCCCGAGAACGTCCGACGCATATTTTCCGCCTTTGTAATCTCCATTGGTTACTTCTACTTTGTTAACCCAATAACTTGAACCACCCTCAAAACACGCAACCATAAAAAAATTAATATCTTTATTACTAATTGTTTTTGTTAAAGTAATTTCATTTTTTTCTTCTAATTTCATTTAAAGCCCCTTTAATTGTGTGGTGTAATTACCAACACTAAATATTAACACATTTGAAAAGATTAAACAAGGTTTTTTTTACATAATTAAAAATAATTCTTTTCACGTCCCACCCGTTAAAGATAGCATTTAAACGCCCAAAACGCCCTATTTTAAGGACTTTTACCTCTCACCTTAACGCCAACACCTAAAACAAATAAACCTAATTTCGCCTTAAAAATAAGGTAGTTACAAGGATTGAAAAAAATAATTAAATTAATAGTTGACTTTAAAGAAAATATTATGTATACAATTTTGAAAATACTTTTTAAATAATTTATTTTTCACATTTGAAAAAATTATTAGGATATTAAATTTATTCTTTTTAAGTTTACACAGTTGAAAATTATAAATAATAAAGGGAGTTATAAAAATGAAAATAAAAATTAGTGATTTATGGAACGATTATAGGCTCAACAATAACATAGAAAAAACCGCTGAAATTATACTAGATATATTAACAACGGGAATTTATTCAAGTTGGGACGGCGAAAAAATAACAAGATTTAAAAAGCAACTTATAAATAGATACGAATTATAAAGGGGGTTTATATGTACCATTGGAGCAAAATGAGCGGGAAGTTAGAAGGTATTCCCGCCCTAAACACAGACACCACAAGCAATGAATATTGTAAAAAAATGTCTAAGACGGACACTATTTGCGGAAGTTGTTACAGTTGGAATATGTTAAAAACATTTAGAAAATCCGCCGTTCCAAGTTTTAACAGAAATAGTAAATTTTTAAGTGCGGAAGTTCATAACCCCAAATATTTATTGCCCGTTTCCGCTATAGTTGCAAGGTTTAACGCTCACGGCGAATTAATTAACGAAAATCATTTTATAAACATTATAAATATATGTAAGAACCAACCCAACACGACTTTCACATTATGGACGAAAAGAAAAAATATTATAAATAAAGTTTGTAAAAATTATAAATTACCTAAAAATTTAATTATGGTATATTCTAATCCCGTAATTGATACAATTATGCAAAAAGTTCCTAAACATTTTAACAAAGTTTTTAATAATGTTAGTAAAAAATCTAATAAAATAAATTGCTTTCAAAATTGTATTGACTGTCTAAAATGTTATAATACAGACGACAAAACCGAGCAAATTATCGAGGTGGTAAAATGAATAAAAAAACTAAATTACATAAAGTTTTTCTTAAACCATTATCTAAAAAAACTATAAAAAACATAGATAAAATTATATTTGATACTATAAAAAAAGCATTAAAAAAATAGAGAGTTTATAAATTAAGGAATTATAAATGGATAAAGAGTTATATAACTGGTTAGATAAATTAGAGAATTATAAATATGATAATAATAAGTCAAGTTATAAAACTATAAAAGAACTTAGAAAAGCAAATGAAGAATTATATTCTAAGTCAGTAAAATTTTTAAAATCTAAAGTTAAAAAATAAGGAGTTATAAATGTTAAAGAAAAAACATATTTGGAACGGCGGTGGTTATTTATATAATGACGGAGATGTTCCAGAATGTAATTATTGTTGCGAAAATGCACATAAAAAAGCAATATATTCAACAGCTCATAGTGGAGTAACAATATGTGAAAGTGAGAGTTGTATTTTAGATTATGCTATGAACAATATTATGACTGATGAATTGGTCCACGAAGTAGAAGAAATTGAAGTATGTGATAGTTGTGAAGAAGAAGAAGATACAAGTTATGACGGAAATTGTATGTATTGTTGGGAAGATTTAAATGAACATTTAGAGGAAAAAGAATAGTATGAAAGTAATATATAACACAAGAGAAGATATGTTTATGGATAATCCAGAAAGTATAACTTCTGTAATATACTTTAATAATGACGACAAGGTTAATATAGAGGCAACAAAAAAACAGTTTTTAAAAAATTTAGAGCAGTATATAATAATGAGGAGTAATAATGAATAAAAGAAGAATACAAGCAGTTATTAATCGTATTGAAGATGATATAGTACAATATAAAAATGAAATAAAACATATAAATTCAAATCCCCAAGAATATGGAAACCTTGAAGCACAAGAAGGTATAAGTTTTTGGGAGGGCAGAATTTACGAAGCAGAGCAAATTACAAAAAAACTTGTAATGTTAAAAGGGTGTATAAATGACTGATAAACGTAAAGGAATTACTTATAAAGAATTAGAAGATATACTTACTAATGTATTAAGTAAAGTAGAAGAACAAGATAATAAATATTTAAAACAAAAAAAGGAAAATAAAAATGAACAATAATAAAATAATACAAGAGTTTGCTAATCTTATAACGTCAATTCAAAGTTATAAAGATGAGATTGAACAAATGCAAACTAATAATACAAAACTGAATGAGGATATATTAGCCTTAGAAACAGAAAAAAAAGAGGGTTATAAATCATTTAATACTGAAACACATATACTTGTTAGTATAGAAGAACTAGATGAAATAAAAGATGATTTACAAGAAGCAAAAGATAATGCTAATTATGCTTATGATGAAGCACAAAGTGCAGAAAGTTCTGCAAATGAAGCAATAAGTTATGCAGATAGTTCTGGAGATTATGCAAGTAGTGGTATCGATAAACTAAACGAAATAATAGATGAGGAGGAATAATGGCTA